TGTTACACTAGTAGCAAATCAAACTCGTTATACACTTCCTGCAAATACACAATCTATAGATTATGAAACATTCCGTATTAGTAAAGATGCTGCACTTGGTGTAGCTGGTACTACGTTACGAGTATTAGATTATAAAGAATATGTTGATAGGGCTATTGACCAAGAAAGTACAACAGGTGTAGGTGCTGTTCCTAGTTATGTATTCCGCACACCAGATAATAATTATGGACTGTATCCTTATCCAGACGCTGCTTACGAATTAAAATTTGATTACTATGAAAAGCCTTCTGTACTGGTAAATGCTACAGATGTACCTTCTATTCCTGAACAGTTCAGACAAACTATTGTAGATGGTGCTACTGCTTACGGATATCAGTATCGTGGTGAAGCACAACAATATGGAATTAACTTTGCCCGTTTTGAAGAGGGCATTAAATATATGCAATCAATTCTTTTGAACAGAACAGACTACGTGAGGTCAACTTACATTCCACACTCACAAAGGTATGGCATTAACGTAGCCGGATTTTAGGTGGTATAAATGGCAGATGAATCTGGCCTCAGTCCTTTTGTGTTTGCCTGTCAAGGTGGTTTGGTTCTTGACCAGTCTACCTTTGTTATGCAACCGGGCATGGCTCTTGAACTAGAAAACTTTGAGCCTGACGTACAAGGTGGCTATAGACGTATTTCTGGATACGCTAAATGGATTAGCGGTGAGGTGCCATATACTGCTAGTACTACTGAGCCTGTTTTAATGTCAGCTTACTTTGGTGATACTGTATTAGCTGCTCGTGGTGAAAAAGTATTTAAATCAACAAATGCTACCACACTTTTAGATGGTGCTGTTCTTGTAGGTGATACGACTTTAACTGTAGACTCTACTGTAGGTTTTCCAACAACAGGTACTTTACTTATAGGCACAGAGCAAATTACCTACACAGGTAAGACAGCCACAACATTTACTGGCTGTACACGTGGAGCAAACGGCACAGTTGCCGCAGGTTATGTCGATAACACTCCTGTATCTGCTTTTTGGACAGAGATAGATACTGGTAGAACTAACGCACTAAAGTATACTTTTTTTAGATACAACCTAGCAGGTACAAGTTATATTGTTTGGGCAGACGGTGCTAACAATGCCTCTAAATATGATGGCACTACAGTAACCGACTTAAATGCTACTGGCGCACCTGCAGACCCTAAGTTTGTAACTGGCTTTAAAAATACTTTATTTTTTGCTGGTATGTCTAATAATCCAGAAGAAGTAATTTTTACAGCACCATATACGGATGATGATTTTGCGGTTGCTAATGGCGCAGGTTCTATTGCAGTAGACAGTCCCATAACAGCAATTGTTCCTTTCCGTGAACAGCTATACATATTTTGTGAAGAACGTATTTTTAGACTATCTGGTAACTCTGCTGCAGACTTTACGTTACAACCTGTATCTCGTGAGATTGGATGTTTAAACGGATTTACTATTCAAGAATTTGCAGGTGACTTGGTTTACCTTGGTCCAGATGGACTGCGTACTGTTGCTGGTACAGACCGTATCGGTGACGTTGAGTTGGGTACAATCAGCCGCCAAATTCAAGAACGCTTTACCGGATTAACAGACGTAGATGAATTTGATAGTCTTGTCATACCGGATAAAACACAATATCGTTTATTCTTTTCAGATTCTTCTAAAGCAAGAAATCTTACAAGAGGTATCATATGTGTTCGTAAAGGAGACACATACGAGTTCGGTGATTTAAAAGGTATAGCACCTAGCTGTACAGATTACAGTACCGCCCAAGGCGAAAGTTTTATTTTTCATGGTGGGTTTGATGGTTACGTATATCGCCAAGAACAGGGTATTGATTTTGATGGTAACACAGTAACTGGTAAATATCGTTCACCTGACTTGACTATGGGTGATGCAGGTATACGTAAAACCTTTCAACGTGTTATCTTAAACTACGCACCTGAGTCAATAGTAAATGCAGACTTGCTAGTTAGGTATGATTACGAATCACCTAATGTTCCTAGACCAGCTGCATATCCGTTTGATACCACTACTGCTGTTGCTATTTATGGTTCCTCAATATTTGGAATTGCAACATATGGTGGTCAAACAAATCCATTGGTAAGACAGCCAATCGAAGGTTCTGGTTTTGCAATAGCATTACGTGTTAATGATAGGGGTGCGTCAGCCCCATACTCACTGAAAGGTTTTCAGCTAGAGTTTGAAGCGGCGGCAAGGAGATAGTAAATGGCAGGTTATACTAGACAATCATCGTTTGCTGATGGAGATATTATCCAAGCAGCAGATTTTAACGATGAATATAACCAACTTTTAAATGCATTTAATAATACAACAGGCCACGCACATGATGGCACTGCCGCTGAAGGTCCAGTCATTGGTTTGATTGGAGACCCCGGTGTAGCTGCGCCTATCAACAAAGTTGTAGTAGATGATACAAACAACCGTGTTGGACTATTTATTGATGCTGGTGGTCTTGGTTCTTCAGTTGAACAACTTCGTTTTCAAGACGGTGTTATTGTTCCAGTTACTAATAATGACATTGACTTAGGTACATCTGGTGCTAAATTTAAAGACTTGTATTTAGCTGGTGATGCTAACATTGCTGGTACTATGACACTATCTGGCAATGTGATTGTATCTGGTACACTTGGTGCAGATTTAATTCCAGACGCTGATGATACTCGTGATATTGGTAGTTCAGGTGCAGAATGGAAAGATTTATATATTGATGGCGTTGCATATATAGATAGCATTGCAATGCCTACCACAACTGTCACAGACATCCTAGATGAAGACACGATGACTTCTGACAGTGCTACTGCATTAGCTACACAACAATCTATTAAAGCATATGTAGATGCACAGGTAACTGCGCAAGATTTGGACGTAGCTGCTGACACGGGTACTGCTGCTGTTGACCTTGATAGTCAGTCTTTGACTGTTACTGGTGGCACAGGCATTGATACATCTGCTACAGGTCAAGCTGTAACTGTTGCTATTGACAGCACTGTAGCTACGCTTACTGGCACACAGACCCTTACCAATAAAACTCTCACCACACCTATTATCAGCACTATTAGCAATACAGGCACACTGACCTTGCCGACAAGCACAGATACGCTTGTAGGCCGTGCTACCACAGATACGCTGACTAATAAAACTCTCACATCTCCTACCATTACTACTGCTACTTTGGATGGCGCAGTTAGCGGCACGTCTATTAAAGATGAAGATGACATGCTTTCTAATAGTGCATCTCATTTGGCTACCCAGCAGTCTATTAAAGCGTATGTTGATGCACAGGTTACTGCACAAGACCTTGACTTTCAAGGTGACAGTGGTGGTGCATTAAGCATTGACCTTGACAGCGAGACACTTACAATCGCTGGCGGTACTGGTATTGATACTTCAGGTTCAGGTAATACACTTACTGTGGCTATTGATAGCACAGTTGCTACTAAGGCATATGTTAGTTCACAAGTAGACCTTGTAAATGACACAACTCCCCAGCTTGGTGGTGACTTATCAACTAATAGTCACGATATACTATTTGCAGACAACGATGTAGCGTCATTTGGTGCAGGTGGCGACTTACAAATTTATCACGATACATCTAACTCTTACATCTCTGAGCGTGGAACTGGCAATCTTTATTTAGGCACTAATGGAAACATTGAATTGTTTAAGCACCTGTCCACAGACAGGATGGCAAAATTCATTACTGATGGTGCAGTCGAACTTTACTACGCCAATTCTAAAAAGATTGAAACAACCACATCTGGTGTGACTGTTACAGGCACTGCTACTGCTACAACATTTAGTGGTGATTTAAACGGTACAATCAATACTGCTACAACAGCTACAACACAAGCAGCAGGAACAAACAATACAACAGTAGCGACTACAGCATTTGCTAATGTAGCTGCAGACAATGCAGCAGTTGCACTGGCTATTGCGTTAGGGTAATAAAACACTTGACAAAATTTACCAAGTATGGTATAATTAGTGTACATTTGGAGTAAATAATGGCTAACTCATTTAAATCAGAAACAGATACAGCTATAGGCACATCACCTGCCACTATCTATACCTGTCCTTCATCTACGCAAACAACCATTATTGGTCTTACTTGTGCTAACATTGTAACAAGTCAGATTGAAATTGATGTACAGCTAGATGCAAGTACACGTACAAGTGGTGCAGAGGATAGTGTCTATATTATTAAGGATGCCCCTATTCCTGTAGGTTCATCTTTAGTGGTTGTAGGCGGTGAACAGAAGATTGTTATGGAACCCGGTGATACTATTAAGGTAACATCTAATACAGCTTCATCTGC